TATTTGCTCATTGGGACCAAAATCAGTTCCTGGAGGAGGTGGTAATCCTGGATTTTTCTTTTATGAAACTAGAGAAGGGTTGAACTATAAGTCAATCGATACTTTAATAACACAAAATTCTTCGGAACCAAATAGATATTTTAGAACAGATGCTCTTAGATCTGGTGTCAGTGATAGTGTTAATGACTTTAAAATTTCTTCAATGACCGTGAGTAAAAATCAGGATGTTATTAATGCTCTAAAAAGTGGTGTATACTATAGCCGTAATTTATTTTTTGATCCAAAAACTTTTAAATACGAAGAAATTATCTACCAACTAAGTAGTAACGGAATTAAGAAGTCCTTGGGGAAAAATGCGAGTTTAATAAATGCTAAGAATTTTACAAGAACTCATTATCACATCAAAGATGTTGGAACTTTAGAACCAACACCAGCTGGAAATGTGAACAATGACCCCAAAGAGTGGCAAGCAAAATCTACAATGAGATATAATATCCTGTTCACTCAGGTTTTGGATGTTCAGGTTCCATGTAATCCTAATTTAAAAGCAGGTGATACTATCAATTGTGACTTTGAGATTGTTACGCAGGGCAAAAAAGAACAGGGTATTCCAGATCCAGTTCAAAGCGGAAAATATTTAATTATTGATTTGTGTCATCATTTTGATCCAAAAAGATCTTTTACTTCAATGAGAATTGTCCGTGACTCGTATGGTCTATATACTAATAAAAACAAATCATGATTAGTAATATAGGATTTGTTGGAAATAGTTATAAATGGTTTGTTGGACAAGTTCCACCTGGACAAAATCAGCACGTTAAAAATTCATCTTGGGATGATGCTCATGGTGATAGAGTTAAAGTAAGAATACCTGGACAACATCCCAAAACAGCAGAAGTAACTGATGATAACTTGCCTTGGGCGATAGTTGCTAAACCAACTTCTTCTGGTAATATTAATCGCACATCATCTGGAGTTTGGGGTGGTGAATGGGTAATTGGATTTTATTTGGATGAGGGATGTCAAATACCAGTAATCACTCAAGTTCTGGGAAGAGGTGCTATAGACTCTAAACTTGTAAACTCTATCAATGGAACAACAAACTTCGAAAATGTAAGTTCTTATAATGGCGGTCTTCAGGCAGGTAATCATCAATTAACAGGTGGAAGTTCTAAGAGATCAGATCCAAGAACTCTGCCGATCGGAAGCGATATTAAAGATGATGCTAAAACAGAACCTAAGTTTGATATAAGTAAATTGGAAACTACTCTTTCAGATAAGATTGCGAGAGGAGATTATACTGCGAAAGATAAGGCAGAGGATAAATTACTCCTTAGAGCTATTCAAAGAGGTGAACTTGGTCCAGTTCCAAGAGAACAGATTGATGCTATTATCAATCGTATTAATGGTGTTGGTGTTCGTGGCGTCTAATAAATATCAGGATAAGGTGGTGAGTGTATAAATGGCGGATAGACCTACAGTAAATTTTACTACGGCTAGAGGAACATCAACTTATGTCAAAGTTGATGGTGTATGGAAATGGGATGATAACGGCACATTAAGATCATTATCAGAAAATCGTGACTCACCAACTCCAGCACTTCTAGATCGTTCATATAGTGCTAGACCACGAACAGAAGTTTTATCTCAAGAAACAAAACCAATAGAAACAGCATCAGAGCAATCAGAACAACCAGTAGCAGAAGTTTCTGATCCTGTAGCAATCTCAGGTATTTTGGTGGATGTTAGTACTTTTGATGATGATGAACTTTCCGATTTACTTAAAGAAAATCAAACCGCTCTTGACTTACTTAATGATGGATTTAGTACAACTGGATCATTCACTTCTGAAGAACAAAAGCGTGTATACGAAGCAGTTCTTTACAATAGGCAAATCTTATTACAAGAAGCTGCGAAGAGAAATCCAAATTGTGTTAAGAAAGAAAGTGATAATTCATATACATTTGCTGATACTCCAGAGTGTGAACAGTTTTCAAAGTCTGTTCTGGGAAATAATCTGGCAGCACTCGCTCAGAAAAAATATTCTTTGCCAAATCCTTGCGGAACTTCTGAAATGGCAAAGATCAATACCGAACTTCAGAAGTTCTTTATTACACTTAAAGGAATTAAAAAATATGGCAACTTATATCTAAATGGTGTGCTCAATAAGACTAGTAATCTTATAAGTCTTGTAAGAAGTACATCTACAATTATTGCTTCAGTTCTAAAGGGTCTAGTTCAAAGATTTAGAAACTATGTTCTGTACAAGATAAGAAGAGGTATTATAGACGTTCTTGATAAATTGTTTCCAAATTTGGCAGCAAACATAAAGAATACTGTATTTCAAAAGATAATTGATACTATTCTTTGTAAGTTCAAAGACATTATCAAAGGACTGAAAGATCTCGTGATCGATTTCTTGTTTGAACTGATTGGTAAAGTGGCAAATGCTCCATTCTGTGTGGCAGAACAGTTTACCAATGCTTTAGTGAATAATCTAGCATCAAGTATAGACAAGGCAATTGGTCCAGTTTTAGATGAAATCGGTGATATTCTCGGTGGAGCAACTAAATTTGCTGGACAAATTTTCGAGGCTCTTGATTATATTATTGGATTCGAGGCATTCTTATGTGCGAAACCAAATTGTCCAGAGATTAATGAATATGCTGCTGGACCTTGGGGTGGTCCATCACCAACAAATCCAAATGCTTTTGAAAAATTCTTAGCATCACCAGATCTTGATGCTGGAGAGACAACTACATTTATTAATGATACTCTTAATGGAACACTTGGTTTAGGATTTCTTGACAAAGGAGTTAATGGAGAACAAATCACGGCATCTCCTGGCAGTGTTACTGATTGTAGTACGGCACCATTTAAGTGTGGTCCACCAACTGTTGAGTTCTTTGGTGGAGGCGGCATTGGAGCAGTTGGAGCAGCAGTTGTTGACACCACTGGCAAGATATTGGGTGTTGATCTAGTATATGGTGGATCAAGTTACACCAGACCACCATTTGTAACGTTCATGGACTCTTGTGGAAGAGGAAACTATGCGAGTGGATACACAAAAATTGATGATAACGGTCAGGTAATTGAAGTTGTGATGGTCAATAACGGATCTGGATATTTGAATGTTGTTGATGGAACCACTGAGTTTGATGATGATCCAGCAGATGTTACTATTCGACCTCCAGTAGAGGAAAAAGTTACTGATTATGTTGTTTGTCTGAAGGAAATCGAGGTTATTTCTACTGGTATTGGATACTTACCAACTGATGAGATTACAATTACTCCAGATATTTCTAATCTTAAAGCAAGAGTTAAGATGACCGAGGCAGGTCAAATTATAGCGATCGATGTGTTGGAAGAAGCATGTAACTTAACCACCATTCCAGAGATCACAATAAATAGTCTCACTGGCGGTGGACTTCAAGTAAGACCAATCCTTACATTCACAAGAATAGAAGACTTTGATCGTTTGGCAGGTGCTCCAGAACCAAGAGATTTAGTTCGTGTTATTGATTGCGTTTCATAAGATATGGCACAAATACCAGAGCATACAGTTACTAATAATCCACACGGTGCCATTATCTTTGGACCAGTAGGAACCGAGAACGATGGTTCTGTATTGAATGTCGCAACAACAAAGGGGCATCACGACCATTATAATAGTAATGGAAATAAAACAAGTATAACTCCAAAGAAATCTGAAGAATACTGCGGTAGAGATTTTACCGAAGAAAGAAAAGATGGTGAGAATGAAAACATTGCCAAGGCAATTATCTGTGAAAATGGAGATATGATCATCAATTGCCAACAAGGCAATTTAAAAATCATAGCAAAAAACATTTATATTGAAGCAACTGGAGATGACAGCAATGGTAACTTCCTAGTAAGCGCAAACGATCACATTGGTCTTGTTGCTGGAGAGCAGATCAATATTGGTGGGGCAAAAGTTTGTATAACAAGTGGCGACTCCGTCAATATAAATTGTCCGGGACTTTTTAACATTAGTGCTTCTGATATAAACAAAGTTTCTCCTCTTAATCCTATTATTGAAGCTCTTTTACCTGGTCCAATCAAAGAATTAATCACTGGTGTTACTCAATCTTGTAAGTAAATATGGCATTCGATCATTTATCCTCATATTCTTTAGATATCCTATCACCTATTGCTGGTGGTGCTCTACAGTTTCCTAAGGGATTTTGGGAACCAGGAGTGCTATCTGTACATAAAGGGCATTTTGGGCAGGGATCAACGGTTGCTCCATTTCTTGCTGCTCTGAACGTAGGACCATCGGTAACTTCACCCCTTTCAATTAATACGATTGGACTCGAAGTCCTAACTGGTGTAAGAAACGTATTTGGTGCCGATATTAAGATTGGTTCTGATATTAAGTTTGGAGCACTTGATGTTTCTTATAGCGGTGTAAATTCAGAATTAAATCTACTTAAGAGTGCTGTTGTTCCAAGTTGGTCTGCTACGGCACCAACTCTAACCGAGAATGCCTTTACGATGGCATTTAATAGTCCTGCTGGAGCTTTGAACGGTTTATTCTTATATAATGGATCAAATATTTGTGCTCCTTGCCCATCAGATCAAAGAGCAAAGACAAACGTAGTTAATCTCGAAGGATCTTTAGATAAAGTATTAAGTCTCAGAGGTGTTTCTTTCAACTGGAACCCAGATGTTGTTCCAGCAAAGGCAAAGGCACAGGCATCTTCTGTTGGTCTGATTGCTCAGGAAGTTGAACAGGTAATACCAGAAGTTGTTGTAACAGAAAAAATTGAAAATGAAGAACTAAAAACAGTTGAATATGGAAATCTTGTTGGTGTTCTAGTTGAGGCAATCAAAGAGCAGCAGCAACAGATAGAAGAACTAAAAGAAAGAGTGGCGACCCTAGAGGGCAATAAATAAAGGAAATATTATTCTTGAGTATGGATATTGTCTTAAAAAATCAAGTTATTGAAATCCTGGAGAAAGAACAGGATCAACTTGATGGTGTGTATGAAAATCAGAGCACAGTAGGAGTTCCTACATCTCTAACAAAGAAAACAGTAACTCAGAACGAGGCTGGACAGTGGGAAGAAAATACAGAAGAATTTGCTCAACTATATTCTGAAAGTGCTGGTGATGAGATTGAAGCACAATATGAAAAGGATTTAATTGTTCTTCAACAGTTCTGTGGAGAATATGATAACGAAATTCTTTCATTTGATGCTCAGATCAATGCTCTAAAGACTCAGATTGTTAATCTATCAACCGAGGCAATCAATAGAAACTGTTGGCCAGGTATTGCCTACAGTACAACAACATCTGGTGGAACAACTAGAAACACTGGAATTAACTCACTAACAGAAAACTTTGGTGGTGATTTTGCTCTGAAGCAAGATATTGATAACATTAAGATCTTCCCAACAATGTGGGGTCCAAGTGTAAATTACGGAGCAACAAACCCATTTGATCCAGACAGTACGGTTGAATTAACATCATCAAACTCTGGTTATGGTTATGAAAACGTAGTTGCTAATGATGGTGGATCGAGTGTAGGAACGGCAAGAACTGTTTCTTCCACATCAGGCGATCACAGTGGTCCAAGAAACGTTGCTGCTTTTCGTGCCTATGCTGGTGTTGGCGTTGCTCCTGATGCCACTCTCACTAACATCACTGGCGCCGCTGGACAAAGTGTATGTGTTTCAATCGCATCTTCTATTGCTAGTTTAGAGTCACAAATAACAGCTCTCAGATCACAGAGAGATGCTGCCGTAAGTAGAAGTGATCTAAATTCAGTAAAAGGTGTGAAAAAGGAGAAAGAACTACAAAATTGGGGTGCCAAGAATACAAGGCAGCAGGTCACCAACAGGAAAACCAAGAACAGCGGCACTCTTTCGGCAGTGACCAACCTGACCTCTTGACATGCTGCCACGGATGCCCTATAATACTCAGGTAATCAACGGAACACCCATGAGCACCATACAAGAAACCGTCCAAGGTATTGTGATTGATGTCTGTACTCGCTCTTTTCTCCTTCTCAGCGATCAAGGTAATGAGAAGATGGTTGAGTGTGAAACCGTTCAAGAGTTTATGAACGTTCTGGAAGTTGTAACTGCCAATCTTTCCGAAGATCAGATCGAATATGCTGATCTTGCTATTCAAGGTGAGGAGTATTGATGGAGGTTTATACCGTCAAAGAGTGGGAAGAAAACTTTGATACTCTTCTCGAAAGAGTTGAAAAGGGAGAAACAATAGGCATCATAGATGATGAGGGAAGATCCGCAGTTATGATGCCTTATGATGAGGACCTTATGCGAATATACACAGAGAATAACAACGAAGCATCGTAATTCATCATCTGGAAGTGAGACTTGGTAGTCAGAGTCGTCTTATAAACGATTTGCGCCAGATTAGCGCCTTTGAGGTGGTTCGAATCCACCCACTTCTATTTGCTCCTTTAGCAATCTGGTGAATGCAGCGAACTCATAATTCGCCTGAGGCGTGTTCGATCCACGCAAGGAGCACTTGACCATAAAGACTCTTTGAGTTATTATGGTCCCATACACGGGACGGTGGTGGAAGTGGTAGACACACCAGACTTAAAATCTGTTGGGAGCAATCCCGTGGGGGTTCAAGTCCCCCTCGTCCTATAAAAATAAATAAGACTAAACGGACAAGTTTATGTCTCAGAAATACAAAATCACCTCCGCTTTCTGTTGGTATCTGGACGGAAGCATGATAGTGAAGATGTATTTTATAAATGAATTGCCATTTACTTTTGATGAGTTGCCTGATGGGCACTTATATGATCAAGATTTGTGTAGAGAAGCAGATAAGAACCGTATATTTGAACCAGAAGACTTATACAGAAACTCATTCTATCTGATAGATGAAGAAGTCCATCCTTGCTTCTTTCCAGTAGAATTGGAAAACCCAGAGGACATGCCAGATATGGAATTTGATTACAATGAAGAGGATTTGATGGGTTAATAAATAAAACATAGAAATATTTTGGCGATTATAATCCGATGCCTCTCAATAAGCTAGAGAATTTTATTAAGAGTACTGAAGGAAGAATACTCTATGTAAACCCCAATGACATCAACTCCAGTGATGATGTAACTAATCAGGGGAATTCACTTACAAAACCTTTCAAAACGATTCAAAGAGCACTGATTGAATCGGCAAGATTTTCTTATCTGAGAGGCAGTAATAATGATATTACTGAGAAGACCACAATTCTTCTCATGCCTGGAGAGCACGTGGTCGATAACCGTCCAGGTTTTGCAATTAAGACTGTTTCTGGAGCAGCAAAAGCAGTTTCTCCTTCTGGTTCAGAAACAGCAGCACAGGATACTCTTTCATTAACACTCGAATCTATATTTGACCTAACTCAAAGCGATAATATTCTTTACAAGTTCAATAGTATTAATGGTGGTGTTGTTGTACCTAGAGGAACTTCACTTGTCGGACTTGATCTAAGAAAAACTAAAATTCGTCCTAAGTATGTTCCAAACCCGACAGACTCTGATGTAGCACAATCCGCGATTTTCCGAGTCACTGGTGCTTGCTATTTTTGGCAATTCTCTATTTTCGATGGCAGAGAAGATGGCGTTGTTTATACAGACCCTGTAGATTTCTCTGCAAACAATCAATCTAAACCAACATTCTCACACCACAAACTGACATGCTTTGAGTATGCCGATGGTGTAAACATTCCTTCTGGATATGATCTAACTGATCTCCAGATGTACTATAGTAAACTATCAAATGCCTTTAACTTGGCATCTGGTAGAGATGTAGATCAAAAATATCCAGATCAACCACTAGGATTCTATCCACAAAGACCAGAATGGGAAATTGTTGGTGCATTTGCAGCAGATCCAATTTCAATTTCTTCTATCATTTCTGGTGATGGATTTACTCCAAGTTCGGTTATTACAGTTACAACGACAACTGAGCATGGTCTAACAGCAGATACTCCTATTAAGATCAAGGGAGTTTCTGAGGCAGATTATAATGTCTCTGGAAAGGTGCAGGCAGTACTGAGTGCGACTCAGTTTACCTATGCTATTCCTTTTGTAAGAGCAAATCTACCTGCTTCTCCTAGCGTATCTTCAGCAACAGTTACTATTGAAACTGATACTGTTTCTGGTGCTTCTCCATATATCTTTAATATCTCTCTGAGATCTGTTTATGGTATGCAGGGTATGCACGCTGATGGAAGCAAGGCATCTGGTTTCCGTTCAATGGTTGTTGCCCAATTCACAGCCGTTTCTCTGCAGAAAGATGACAGAGCATTTGTAAAATACAATCAGTCTTCAAGGGCATATGATTCAATTGCTATTACAAAGCAAACTGGTTCTGCCCTGTCAACACAATCATCATCCACAAATCCAAATACAGTTTATCACTTAGATCCCAATGCCATCTACAGAAGTGGTTGGGAAATCAGTCACATTAAGATGTCAAATGATGCCTTTGTGCAGATTGTTTCTGTATTTGCAATTGGATTTACTTTCCATTTTGATGTTAGAACCGGTGGTGATGCTTCCATTACCAACTCAAACTCTAACTTTGGACAACATTCACTGCATTCCGAAGGATTTAGAAAAGAAGCATTCAACAAAGATACTTATGGATACATAACAAATATTATCTCACCAAGAGCAATTACATCATCTGAGGAACAAATTGATTGGATTTCCATTGATGTAGGTCTTACTACACAAATAGGTATTTCAAGTCATTTATATCTGTTTGGTTATGACAATGCTGATGTTCCACCACCAGCTATTACTCAAGGATATAGAATAGGTTCGAAACTGGATGACCAACTACATGTTGTTGCTGGAGCTGGAACTAGCTTAGCACCAATCAGAATGACTAATAATGTCGTTGGATCTGGTTCAACAATTGCATATGGGACTGTAACCTCCGAAAAATCCTATAAGGTTTCGGGTGGTCCAAGTTCAAATATACTTACGATTGGAAATCATAACATCCAAACTGGAGAGACTATTAGAATTTTAAGTGATTCTGGAGATCTTCCAGAAAATCTAACAACTAATACGATTTACTACGCTATTAAAGTTTCTAGTTCAGAAATTAAAGTATCTTCAACCAAAGCTAATGCTGAAAATAATCTACCGATTACAATTTATGGTGGAGATCAACTTAGAGTAGAGAGTAGAGTTTCTGACAAAGTTCCTGGAGACATTGGACATCCAATGCAATGGGATACTTCATATTCTAATTGGTTCATTGTTTCCGATCAGAACAATGAAGTTTATAGAGTTCTAAAATCTCAGGGTGTTGCTGGAATTGGGGTAAGAACAAATGATGCATATGTTGTTAGAACTGATGATGAGAGAAGTTTAGATGAAAAAATATTTAAAATTCGTTATGTTGTTCCAAAAGATGTTCCCAGTGCAAAAGAACCATTAGAAGGATATATTCTTCAGGAAACAAGTACAACTGGTGCAAGAAGTAATTCTGATTTTACTTTAACTTCGATTACGTCTTCTGATTATGATTATAACAGAAATCCAAGATTTATATCGACCTGTACTGTTGTATCATCTACAGTTACAGTTATTGCGGATATCCCACATCATCTTAATATTGGCGATCATGTAAATATCAAAAATGTAACTAGTACAACTAATACATCTGGTACAAATAATATTGGTTTTAATGGAACATTTGAAGTTACTGCTATTCCAAATGCAAATACATTCTCATATGATTCAACAGATGTAGATGGAGTTACTCATAATCTTGGTACATTCACAAATAATACTCATGTAAGATCGACAGATTTGCCGAGATTTGAAAGAAATGATCTCAGGAAAAATCTCTATATTTACAGAAGAGAACTTATCACACCATACATTTATGGCGTTCAGGATGGAATTTATCATCTATATGTTACTAATTCCAATAATTCAATTACAACAGAGTTTACCAACTATAAGTATAGTCAACAAATTGAAGACCTTTATCCTCAATTAGATAAAGATAATTACAATGATAGTCCTTCATCTGCGGTTTCTTTTGCTAAGAGATCGCCAGTAGGAGAAGTTGTTACAAATGATCTTAAGAGAAGCATCACTAGAGAAAGTATAGACATTTCTCTCAAATCTTTTGGTGCAGGACTAGAAGTTACTGGCATTACAACCTCTTCTGGCATTTCCACTATTACATTTGATAGGGAACATGGTTTCTCTGGTATTGTAACCTACAGTAGTTTTGCTGGTGGTAATGGTTATAATGACGGAACATTTTATAATGTTAAGTTGTTCAATGACGGCACTTCTACTTGGGATGGAGCAACTGCTAAGGTTGTAATCTCCAGTGGAACTATTCAGGCAGTTGATATTACCTCTGGTGGTTCTGGATATACTAATAATGAGCAACTTGACTTTGATACATCTACTATTGGAGTTGGTGCTGGTGCTGGTCTAACAATTACTACATCAGGTATTTCAACCAATATTGGTGATGTAGTTCAGATAACCGGTATTGGAACAACTTCCGATGGATATTATAGAATTTCATCAGTTCCTGCTAAAAATCAAATTGCAATCGCTCACACTGGTGGAGATCCTTTAGTTGTTGTTGGTTCTTATGCATTACCACTTGGTCCATCGGTTAAAGTTTCTTCTATAACAACATATGACTCTGTAACAGGACTAGCAACTGTTACATGTTCTGGTGCTCATGGGCTATTCTCTGGAAACAGATTTAGATTCATTGATTCAAATAGAAACAAACTTGGAGACTATCTTGTTAAAGAAAGAGTTGGTGTTAATACATTCACCATCCACACTTCTGCATCAGTTGGATCACCAGATTATATTTTAAGACATGGTATTTCTGCTAATGATGCAATTTCAGATTCCTCTAATGAAAATCTTGCAATTAGAAGTATTCCTCTCTATGGAAATGATTATCTGACATTATCTGGTGATATTTCTGCCGCACATAGTTCTATTCCGGTTTCTCTACCGGCATCTGGAATTGGAACTGTTGCAAGATTCCCACTTGGATCATTCATTCAAGTTGGTGCCGAGATTATGAGAATTACTAGTAGCACACTAAGTGGTTCTGGTGGTAATGAAATTTCTGTTATTCGCGGTGCTCTTGGAACTGTTATAAGTGATCACAGTGCTGGGTCATTAATTAAGAAAATCAAACCAATTCCAACAGAAGTCAGAAGACCTGCTATTGCACGTGCTTCTGGACATACGTTTGAATATCTTGGATTTGGACCTGGTAACTATTCAACAGGTTTACCTCAAGTTCAAGTTAAATCTCTAAATGAAAGAGAAGTATTCTTAGCTCAATCTCAAGAGAAATCGGGTGGTGTCATTGTTTATACTGGTATGAACAATGATGGGGAATTCTATATTGGTAATAAGAGAGTTAGCTCTGCAACTGGACAGGAAAGAACCTTTGATGCTCCTATTCCAACAACAACTGGTCAAGAGACAAGTATTCTGAGTGCCGTATTTGATGAAGTTATTATTAAAGAGAGATTGAAGGTTGAGGGTGGAAACTCTGGAACTGTTCTTTCTCAATTTGATGGACCAGTCACTTTTAATAAAGAAACTAAATTTAATGATGTTCTTAATTTAAATAACAATCTAAGAGTTTCTGGTCATGTTGAAGTTACAAATACAACAGATTCATCTTCCAAGGATACTGGGGCACTGATTGTTGATGGTGGCGTTGGTATTGAAAAAAATCTTTATGTTGGTTCTGGAACATCAATTAGTAAAGATCTGTATGTTGCTGGCAATGCTGAGATTGTTGGTGTTACAACAACTCGTAGTTTAGTAAAACTGCAAGGTACTACTGGCAATACACTTGGTAACGTTGATACTGGAACTCTTCAAGTTGACGGTGGAACTGGTATTGCCGAAAATCTAACGGTTGGTGGAGCAACATCAATCACAGGTAATCTTCATGTTAAAGGTAACATTGTTGTTGAAGGAACTGGTCTTTTCCCAATAGGCGCAATTATTCTATGGTATGGATCTGTTGCAGCTATTCCTGTTGGATGGTCACTGTGTAATGGTCAAACTGTAGGTGCATATACAACTCCAGATCTAAGAGAAAGATTCGTTGTTGGTGCTGGTGGTGATAATAGTACAGTTAGTGGTGGTGGATATTCTGTTGGTGATACTGGTGGTGCTACCAGTGTTACCTTGACAACTTCGGAAATGCCAGCTCACAGTCATACTGTTACTGATAGTGGACATAGTCATGGATCGACAGTAAGAAATAATTTCCTTGTTGGTAATGGAGATTATGGTAGTGATCCTAGAATTGGTGCAGACAACAAAACATATTCATTCCAATTTGCTGGTAGCACTTCAAGTGCTACAACCGGTATTAGCATTGCCAATGCTGGTAGTGGATCCGCACACGAAAATAGACCTCCTTATTATGCTCTGTGCTATATCATGAGAACATCATAAATAACTAAAAACCATATAAGATGGCAAATTTTAGGAAGTCGTTTAACTTTCGCAATGGCGTTCAAGTAGATGAAGATAACTTTATAGTAAACTCTTCTGGACTGGTGGGAATCGGAACATCCGTTCCCACTGAATTTCTTGATGTAAGAGGTTCACTTAAGGTTGTTGGCGTTGCTACTATTCAGGACGCTTTTATTGGTGTTGCGACTGTACAAAATAAACTAGAAGTTGGTATTACATCTTTTATTTCTGGTATTATTACTGCTAAAACTGGTATTGTAACATACTATGGTGATGCAAGATATTTGCAGGGAATGCCAACATCTCAATGGGTTGATATTGATGTAGGATTAGGATATACAAGTATATACGCCGCTGGAAATGTTGGAGTCGGTACAGTAGACCCAAGATTTACTTTCCAAGTTGGTGGAAATAACAATGTTGGAAGTTTCTCTCGTGGTGTTGGTATAAGTTCTGTAGGAGATACAAGAATTGCTGGTATCCTTACAGCTACTCAAATTTATGGATATGGTATTGGTGTAACAGGATTAAATGCTGGAGATGCGATAGCAACAGGAACTATTGCTAATGACAGACTTCCTTCGAATATCAATAAACCAACTGGTATTATTACTGCTTCGAGTTTTGTAGGACCTTTAACTGGAAATGCTAACACTGCTAGTGATCTATTACCAACAGCAAATATAAGCATTGTTGCTTCTAACGTTGGATATTCAACTGCTGGTATCTCTACTGTATACAATACGCTAAGAGTTGTTGATGGAGCGAAACTTGTTGTCGGTGACCAAGACCCACAAGCAGATATTGAAGTTAGAAGCACTGGTATATCATCAGTTCAGGTTATTAGTACAACTCAAGAAGCAAGACTTATTCTTGGAAAATCTATAACTGGTGCAGCATCTAGTTATGGTTATGTTCAGTTTGGTAATGTTGATGGATCATATCCTGGTAGCAATTCAAAGTCTCTTGACATTGCAAACTTTGATACTGGAAGTGTCAATACTTACTTACATTTGGGTAACTCTGGTATTAATACTGGAAGATGGGGGTGGATTTATGGACAATCTCTTACGGAGAGAATGTCTCTCAGTTGGGATGGAAAATTAGGCATTGGTAAAACAAATCCAGACGAAACCTTACATGTTGTAGGAACTTCTACAGTTACTGGAAATTCTTTTATTGGTGGAAATCTTACCATTGCTGGATCCACCGATTTTGGACAAAATGATATTAACATTAGAGGTGATGCTGTTGTAAATGGGACTCTTGGAGTTTCAACTTCAAGTCCTGCATACGATCTACAAGTTGGAAGAAATCCAGCAGTTGCTAACGGTATTGGTATTGCAAGTTGTGGAGATGTTTATAGCTCTGGAATTATCACAGCATCAAATTTTAAAACTGGATCTGGTTTTCAAGTTAGTGCTACAGGAACTGTAACTGCTCCTGGAGGAATATCTCAAGGATTCCAAACGTTCTCCTTTGCTGTTGTTGGAAGTAACTTAGAAATTACTGTTCTTGGTATTGGTACTGCTACTATTGCTATCGTTTAATTGACTTGACAAACCCATAAAATCCCACTAGAATACCTTTGTGGTCGTTAAAGACAACGGCTATGACAGTTTATAAAGTGGACAGGGAACCTCACAAGGGTTCCTTTTCTGCTATAATAACCCTTATTCAGAGTTCCTAGAAGACTCCCCATGACGACTGGTTTTAAGATCAAGAAAAATCTTTATATGCTTGCTTCAGAGGATCTCAAGGTCTTCTGTTTTGGTATGACCGAACGTCCTCTTGAAGAACGCCATAAAGATGGTGACTGGGCAAAGTTTCATAATTATTTGAAAGCAAGGGGAGAAAAACTGATTGTAATTGGTTGGTGGGAAGGTGTTTCTGTTTTAGATACTTGGGTTCATGATTGGTTGAAGAAACAACCTACAATTCAAAAGTTTGCTGAATGGTTTTCTCATAAGGTAGATCTTTATATTCTTGCTAATCGTATTGAAAAAGAATTTTTTCCTGAGACTCCCAAGTCTAAGAAAGATCTGACGCTTAAGAAGCATCAACAAAAATTTCTGAATAAAGTCCTTTCTTCTTGGGAAGAGTGGAAAGAGTTTCTATTGTTTGCTAAATGCCGTGCTGGTAAGTCCATCATGGTTCTATCAGCAATTGCACGTAAAGGTGTCAAAGTAAGTTTGATCGTTTCTCGTTATACCTCTCCTATCCAATCTTGGAAGGAAGATAGCAAAAACTTTTCAACTTTCAACAATATTGTATTCATCAATCTCGCAGATAAAGACTATCTGGAGCAGATTGATTATTGGTATAATACTGACAAACAACTGGTTTTGTGGACCACAATTCAGGGTAACAATCGCTGGAACAAGATTCCATGTGATGTAGATCTGATCGTCTATGATGAGGCACACCAGGGTTACAATTCAACTCAATTTAAGAAACTCCGTAAGAAGTTTGATTGTCAGGTTCTGTATGTAACTGGCACTGCTTTTTCTATGGTTTGGGACTTCTCCGAGTCTAATTCTTATACTTACTCTTATTTTGAGGAGCAACTGGATAAAAAACTGGGTCTGAACAATGCCCCTTCGATGAGAGTTATTCTTAAAAAATATGAGACGGAAGAATATAAGAAGTTGTACGGAGACGATCCTGATGCAATGAAGAATCTTTTCTCCATTGAAAAGGGAGAGACTGATTTTGTTCAACCATCCTTGGTACAAGATTTCTATTCCGAGACCTTTGGAGACCAAAAGCATCTAAAACCAAAGGATCGACTTTTGAATGGTAAGTTTCATATCTTTATGACACTTCCCTCAGTGGCAGCATGTCATGCTTCTGTTAAGTATTTGGAGAAGACTAAGTTTGCCCCTCTGGTTGTAACTGGAGATACGAAAGAAGATTCTGACACAATTAGAAAGCACGTTGCAGAAAACGAATACACCATTATTCTGACTGTTTCTGCTAATGTTCTTGGTGTTACTATTCCCGAAATTGATACTGTTATCAATGCTAGTGAAGGTGAATCCATCAACTTTTGGACTCAATTTGCTTTCCGTGGTGGATCATCTGATCGTGATTGGGATGTAATTGATTTTTGCCCTCAGCGATGCCTTAAAACCCTTCGTGAGATTTTTATTGCTGCGTGTGAAAACAATCCAATGATTGCAGAATACATTATGCTCGATTTCATTCCTATCATTGAGTGGTCGAATGGTTTTGTGATTATGACTCAAGAACAGGTCGCTTCAATTCTTGCTTCCGATGTCACTAACACTATCTCTCTGATTTCTAACATCGTGAACAGCATGGATATGGACAAACTTGCAAATTGTCAATTCAATTTGTCTCTCCTTTCTAAGGAAAAGAACAATGGTAGTAAGCGAGAGGTGAATGACAATGGTGCTAATGGTAAAGGAAACATTCAACGCGATGGTGAATCCTCCGAAAAGCAAGATAATTCACTTGTTCTCACTAAAAAAGAGACGATTCTTGCAATTCTGGAGAGAGTTCCTCTTACGATTTACCACTGTATTAAGAGTGGAATCATCCCCAATAGTGTTCACAGTTTGATTAATACTGATCACTACGTTTATAACACTCTTGATGCGGAAAAGATCATTGAGACATTGATTTTTGATGAAGTTATTGATGTAAAATCGTTCTCTTATCGAATCAATCAAGCAGTCATAGACATTCAGAACTCTATTAGCATTGATGAGTGCAAGACACTTGAGAAACTGTCCTGCTCACGGCAGAGTCAGCAGTCGATGCCTGTAGAATTGATCGATGATTTATTTGGTGATCTCTTCTGATGAATAATCCTGCTCTCTGTATTCTTGGAGATCCGAATGGAATTCATTCCCTTAGATCCATTCAAAAAGGTTATAAAGCAGAAAATATATCTGTTTGGGAAAATGATTCTACCCATGTGTATGCAATTAAGCAAATTAATGATAAAATTAATATATTGGAGGATTATCAGAGTATAGATATGAATTTTTATTTAACAATGGGTAATCCCCCATTCAAGGGGCAATTGCATCTAGAATTTTTGCTAAAGGCATTAGAAACATCTAAAAATGTTAACATAATTCATCCATCTGGATGGTTAACTCGTAGTGAGAAACAAATTGAAAAAGATGTAAGAAAAGCTCTCAAAAATAGAGTACACAAACTCACAATTTTTAATGGAACACCAGTTTTTGCTGGGGCTCAGTTTCAGGCACCTCTTGTAATCACAAAAGCAAAAGAAGAACACTTCGGACCTATTGAAGTTGAGTATAAAACAACAGGAAATACTTATTACATTGATTCCCTTAATGACTTTCCAACTGGATACTGGGAACCAACTGATGTAAATTATGAACTTAGAGATCTTATTACTGCTGAAGCAGCAAAATCCAACCTCTTATCACTTCGTACATCAAATATTAATTCGGTTCCTTTAAATCTTCCTACTATTTGTGGCCACGCCACTATCAATTCGGAAAAGAAATTGTTCTGCGATGATTTTTACACCTTTTTCTATCGTAACAGCAACATTTATAATTCCGACAATAATGAGGGAAAGTTTTACTCTTTAAACTCTGAGGAAGAACGAGACAATCTGGTTTCTTATTTGAAGACAAAGTATGCAAGATTTGCTCTTGCTTTGAATAAAGCAACCAATCGCAATAACGTTTCTCGTTACATTGAGAATGTGCCACTTCCACCACTGGACCAAAAATGGACTGAAGAGGAAATTATGGAGTATTATGGTTTGAACCAGCAGCAAAAGGATGCGATCAACGAGTTCATTCCAACCTATTACAAGTAAAGTTCTAATAGTTGGTGATCCTGTCGGTTCACATACTCTTAGATTGCTTAAGATAGGATTTAAACCAGAAAATATTTGGGTTTGGGAAGATAATGAGGCACACATCTATGCAATTCGACAACAACATGCTAAAATAAACATAGTAAAAGATCTAGATCTATTAATCCAACAGAAGATGCGTTTTACAATGGCAATCGGCAATCCTCCATATGGTGTTGGTGGAAATCTTGCAATCAAATTTTTGAATAAAACATCACAACTTACTGATGATATTAGATTTGTGCTGCCAACTTCTGTCCGTAAACCATCTTCTCTGAATAAAATCTCTCCAAATCTACACTGTGTTGTTGATGAGGATCTAAATTCTTCTACTTTTCCTGGCGGTATTAGTGCTGTAAAGCAGCACTGGGTTGTTAAAGAGGAAAAGCGTGAGAAGATTTTTATGCATACATCTCATCCCGATTTTGAATTCCTTTCTTATGAAAGGAGGTTTGATGCCGATGTTTTCATTGGTGAATACGGATGTGGTCCTAGTGGGCGGGTAAAAACTGAAAACTTCACTCACTATGCAAAGGGGCATCATTTTATCAAAGTTCGTGATCCGCAAGTGATTGAAAATTTTCTAGAATTTGCCGATAGATTTCGGGAAGTTGCAAATCAATGTAATGGGAGATATCATTTTGGTAAGAATGATCTTATCTCAACGTATATTAAGTGTTTAGAGGAAAAAAATGAGCAAGAATAAACACAATCAGAATGTTGGGTCTACTATTGAAAGATCTGATGAACGTATTGCAGAAACACAGGAGGTATTCACTCCAGCAGAACTTTGTGAAGAAATGGTTTCTGAAATTGAAGAAGATTTATTGAAAGATCCATCTTCGACATTCATCGATAACTCTGCTGGATGTGGTAATTTTATTGTCGCTCTTATCGATAAACTTTCTGAGTATCATGATCGGCAGTATGTGATTGATAATATGGTTTATGCTGTCGAACTGATGGAAGATAATCATAAAGAAATGTGTGAAAGAATTGGTGTTCCTCTTGATCATCCACATTATGTGCGCCATGATGCTCTCACATATGATTACTCCTTTGGGGAACCAGTGGGGGTGGAACAGTTCTTCTAGTGGCACAGGGGGTTCCTTCGGGAACCCCTTTCTGCTATAATAGTTCCATACGCGATGAGATCTGTGATGTTGCTCCGACCCCACCAGCAAGATGCTCTGGATGCCATGCTGGAGCATAAGAAAGGCACTATTGTTATTCCGACTGGTGGTGGAAAAACGATGTGTATGATCAAGGATTCTCTTGAATATCTTGATGCCTGCGATCGTGGCATCATCGTCGTGGTGGCACCGCGCATCTTGCTGGCAGGTCAGTTGTCTGCCGAGTTTCTTGAGTTTCATACTGATGTTGCTGTGATGCATGTTCACAGCGGTGAGACTCATCACTTCAGCAGCACTCGCCCTGCTATTATTCGCAACTGGAGCAAGCAAGCATACCGCAAGCAACTGATCTTCACCACTTATCATTCTCTGCCCCGTCTCCAAGAGGCAGACATCAACGTTGATTGTATTTACTTTGATGAAGCGCACAATTCCGTCCAACGTAACTTTTTCTCTGCTACGGAGCACTTCTCTTCTGCTGCTGACCGCTGCTATTTCTTCACTGCTACTCGTCGGACTTCTGCGACTATTTCCAAGCCTGGGATGAATGACTCTGAGGTTTATGGGGATGTAATTTACCGTGTTCCTGCTCCTAAACTGGTAAATGAAGGTTATATCCTTCCTCCAGTTATTAAAGCAAAGAAGTTTGAGGTGCTTAAAGCAAATGAGATTTCTGCCGACCGTGACTGTAACAATATTATAGAAACTCTACAAGAAAACAGCACCAGTAAGGTTCTTGTTTGCGTTAAGAGTGCTAAACAACTCATCAACTTGATGTCGCAAACTGATTTTGCTACTCAACTTAATGATATGGAATATTCTTATCTTTATATCACAAGTAAGACTGGTGCTGTGATTGACGGTCAGAAAGTCAACCGTGAGGTTTTCTTTGATACTCTTAATGCTTGGGGAAAAGACTCCTCCAAGAAGTTTGTTTGTCTCCATCGCTCTATTTTAAGCGAAGGTATTAATGTTAGTGAGTTGGAAACTGTAGTTTTCCTTCGTAATATGGATGTGATTGAGATGACCCAAACTATTGGACGAGTGCTTCGTAAGGGTAGTGATTGTAAGACCTTTGGTTTGTGTGTTGTGCCTATTTACTCTCAAGTTGGTATTTCCACCGAAAAGCGACTTCAGAATGTTGTTGATACTGTCTTCGGTCGTGGTGAGATGCTTGATAGTGTAGTCAAGCGATAGATATATGTGGGCAGCAACTGTAGGTCTTGGCGGAAATGTAGTTGCGTAAGTCCCACCTTTATGTTATAATAAATAGATATAGTCTCGCCAAGACCTACAATGAAAGAATACTACACCTACGCATATTTGCGTGAAGATGGAACGCCCTACTATGTTGGTAAGGGGAAAGGAAATCGTGCGTATGTTAAGCACGGATTTCATACTGTTCCACCAAAAGAAAAAATACTTATTCTCAAAAATAACCTAACTGAAGAAGATGCATTTAAGCACGAAGTTTATATGATTGCCGTATTTGGAAGAAAAGATAATAAAAGTGGTATTCTCTGGAACAGAACTAATGGTGGGGATGGGACATCTGGCGCTATAATGAGTGATGATTTTAGGGAAAAATGCCGAAGAACTGGAGAGAATAACGGTTTTTATGGTCGCAAACACACCCCAGAGACCTTACAAGCGATGAAAGATGCTTTAAAGGGTAGAACTGCTTGGAACAAGGGAAAACGCCTTCCAGAGGCACAGGTAAGCGCCCACGCCCTTTATATGAGAGAGTGGAGAAAGAAGAGACAATCTTAAAACTGTCACACTCTGCCCTTGACTCTGCCACCACTCTACCCTATAATACCAACACACAAGGAGAAATCCCATGCGCTGTAAAGTTCAACTCTATGTTGCTGGCAAGGTCTTTGATGAGATCGTCGAAGCAAAAGACTATCAAGACGCAAAACGTACTGCTCTGGCACGAAATCCTACTGCTAAAGTTATGGGTGTGACTGCTGTATTCTGATGAGTGAAAAGTTTCAGAAACCTTTCATTGATCGTCCTGGTATTCTTGATCCAATACCAGGAGATCCACAAGGTTATGTGACCAAAGATGGTATGTGGGCAGCAGTGCCCATGATTGGATGTAAGGCATTTGCCATCATCAACAATGGTTCTGTAGTTCATGAGGCACGGAACTACACTTCGGCAAAGAGCTACATTCTTAAGGAAATCAAAAAGTCCAAAAAGAAGTAGTTTAAATAATACAACTGTAATCAACTCATGGACAAAGAACAGAAACGCAAAGATGCTCTTGGACTCTTCATTGAAAGTGTATTGAAACCAGACCATGAGTTGCGACAGTGTGCTCACAATCAAAAGTGTTACAACGAGCTACTTGAATGGAGACAAGAAGTACTAGAGTATCTAAACTCCCGTAGAGGTGAGGAGTTTAGTTAATGGAATTTTATTACATTTGGTTAATCATATTTGTTGCGGCGGCATACTTCATCGTGACTGATGATAGTATTGCTGCTGCTTTTTATTATGTCGTTAGGTTAGCGAAGGCATACATTCAACGCAAGTGGTGGTGGGTAACTCATAATCCCCGCAATCCTGTGGTAAA